CTTACGTGGCGCTAAACGTGTCAGCCACGTTCTGGACGGTGTCCATCACCTCAGCCGTAATCACGTTACCGAGATCAACACCGGCATGAGTCCAGCCAACCTGGCGGTTGGCGGCGACGAACTTGGTCTTCATCCGGGCGATGCAGACAACGTCGAGGGCCGAAGGCCCAATGCCGACAACATTGGAGTTGTCGACCTGAGTCACGGGCTGGCCGCGTGTACGGAACATGACGTGCCTAGACAGACCACCATAGAAGTTCCCGTTGCCACGTCGAGTCTCGTTGAGAATCATACGGGGCGAGAACACAATACTATGCCGATGAACATGTCCAGGGGGATAGCAATCTTGGTCATCTTGTCGATCTTAAAAAACTGAGCAAACTGCGGACTGTTGAACGGGGTAAACCCCAGAGAAGTTGACAGGATGCTCTGAGCAGCGGACTGACCCCCCGCGACTGATGGGTTCATCGTCGCCAGTCCCTGAATCATCGCGGTCTCCGGATCGTTGAGGGTATCCTTGGTGCATGCAATGTCATAGAGCTCCAGTGTACAAATCTGGTCGCCTGCGTTACAGATCTCAATCTCGACCCTGATACTCTCGATGAACGCACGCTGATTAGCCGAACCAGGGTTCGCAATCAATTCGGTGTACATCTGCTGCAAGAAGCCACTATCGAGGAAGTTGATGTGGTTCGTACCATAGGAGTTGATCCCAGAGCTGATGCGCCGACCAAACCGGATGATCTGGTAACTCGGTGCAGCAGTCTTGAGCAGGGGCAGGTAATAGGACTTTAGTCTATAACCCTTCGCAAAGTACGAGGCAGTTGTGAGACCATCTGGGAGCTTACGTACCTTGGGCTTGCGCTTGGTCATTGTCATTGTTCGGGTCGCACCGCGATGCGTTGATGCCCTAGGCTTCAGAACCAATCTGGCACGCTTCGCCTGCCTGGTATTCGAGGAACCTCCGGGGCCACGACCACCGAAGTTAGGCAGGGTGACGGCGCGGCGGCTGATGTGGGCGTATGACCGTTTCGGCATTATGCGTCCACACCAAGATTTTTTTTCTCTTGGATAGCTTCATAATGGCGCAACAAGCTCCTTGCTGCGTTTGGGACTTCACTGTGGGTGCTGAGTTTACATCTCAGGAGGCGCTACGCGCCCTGCTGAAAAATCATGGAAAGAAATGGGCATTCCAGTTGGAGGAGGGTTCGAACTCGGGATACAAACATTACCAAGGCCGGGTTTCCCTCCAGACTAAGATGCGACTGAAGCAGGTGAAAGAGGTGTTTGGTATCAATGAGATACACTGGTCGGTGACCTCGAATGCCAACCGGGACAACTTATTCTATGTTACAAAGGAAAACACCAGGATTGAGGGACCCTGGAAGGACACTGACGTCGTAGAGTACATTCCCAGACAAATACGTGGTATTACTTTGAAGCCATGGCAACAGGCCATTGTTGAGAGTGCTAAGGAGTGGGATACCAGGCACATCAATATCATCCATGATACCCAGGGTAATATAGGCAAGACTACGATCAAGACCTACGTCCGAGCCCATGGAATCGGCAGATTCATCCCCTTCGTCAACGACTATAAGGATATGATGAGGATTATCATGGATTGTCCCAAGATGCCCTTGTACATCATAGACATACCCAGGGCTATTCAGAAGGACAGGCTCTTCCAGTTTTATGCTGGGATAGAAACTCTGAAGGACGGCTACGCGTATGATGATCGGTATCACTTCAAGGACGAACTCTTTGATTGTCCAGTGATCTGGGTCTTCACGAATGTTCGACCTGAACAGAGTATGCTCTCAGCTGATCGCTGGCGCTTTTGGGGCGTCCGGGACGACGCCCTGGAGGCTTTGCCGTCGGCCTGCGGCCTGTAACACTGCGGCAAAGCCCTAAGAAATACACTATGTATATTTCTTTTAAGTTCCTGGAACTATTGGAACTATTCGGGTCGTCGCTATCGCTCCTCCTCGCTACGCTCTCATGGCGGGCGCTGGCGCGCCCGAGGGCGATCGGCTGCCTTAGCCTTACGTGGCGCTAAACGTGTCAGCCACGTTCTGGACGGTGTCCATCACCTCAGCCGTAATCACGTTACCGAGATCAACACCGGCATGAGTCCAGCCAACCTGGCGGTTGGCGGCGACGAACTTGGT